TAAGACTGGAACAGCTGTTCCAGAACTCATTCATAAGAATGGAAGAGGGTAGGGAATCTATCACTACCGCAAAACATTTTATCGGAACAATTTATTTGCCCAATGCTTCGCCACAAGATTACTGCGCCTGGAACGGACGAACGGAAGCTGCTGTTCACCTCTTCGAGGCCTGCGTCTGGCAGCACGAAATCTGCCCAGATACTGGAAGGCATCACATCCAAATCTACTGCCACGCCAGACGCAAGGTCCGCTACGCCCAGCTCAACGACGCCCTCGGCGTCGTCGGAAGCTGGAAAACATGCAAAGGCATCGCTCACGCCATTGCCTGCTACGCCTACTGCACCGAAGAAAAATCTGATGCTTCGTCACGACACGGATGCAAATCGAGCGGGTGGGGCGATCCACCTGGACGAGGAGCTGGAGGCGACGCAGCAATCTCTGTCGACGCCGCCATCGAGTTCGCCAAGTCAGGAAAGCGACGACGAGAGCTCCTCATGCCCGAGAACGCTGAAGCGCTGCGGGGCGCGTATCTTCACCCTGCCGGATTCCGATTCGTGTCCGAGCTCGCCGACCAGCCTCGAAACACGCCCGACGAATGGATGCAGCGCTACGTCATCTGCTTCTGGGGAGGAGCAGGAGTTGGAAAATCACGGCGTGTTCGCGAGGAGTGCGCAGCGGCTGGGCTCGATCTTTGGGTCGCTCCAGCCTCTCCCGGAGGACTGTGGTTTGATGGCTACGACCGTCACCCTTGTGCGCTCTTCGACGGTAAGCGCTACCGCGTGTCCTGCTATCTATTGCTCACGCAACTATCGTTACAAGACTTTGACGGCGACATGCCATGGAAGCAACTGCTCTGCATCCTCGAAGGCAACATCGTGCAAGTGCAAGTCAAGGGCGGTCATGTCGCCTTCCGACCTCGTGTGGTCTACTTTACTGCCGACTGTCCACCTTCCAGCTGGACCTTCAGCTTCGGCAAAGGAGAAGCAAGGCAAGGGCTCAACCAAGCGAGGCTCGACCAGCTCCTGCGACGGTTCTGCCACATCGAAGAAGTCTCGAGTGCTCGAGACTATCGAGAGGCCCTCAACATGAACCGGCGCCCTGCGGGGCCGGTCCCTGCCGGGGGGGAGGGGGGGGCTAATATAGAAATTGCCCCCCCCTTAGGCGAAGCTTGGGAAAATGTTCATGTTCCCCAGCTTCCCTTCGATGTCGTTCCCGACAGCGAATATGTTAACGAATTATGCAATCAGTAAAACTATTGTTCCACAGTCCGCAAGAAGGCTACATGTGTCCCAATATTTTTAGACCTGCGGTGCCTGCGGGCTGCGGGGCTCCTCCGTCGCCCCTTGCCTACTAGACTGTTGCTAACCCTCATCATCAAAGCTGTATACCCTAAATCATCAGGCTGATTCTAAGGTTGTCGGCTTGCTTGTGGGAAAGCAAGCTTCCCGATTTTCATACACTCCAGTAAGATTTTCGGAAGGCATTTATTTTTTTGGGGTGGCTTGAATTTTGGAATTCAAGCTCAGTCAACATAACTCACACGAGAATAGTAGGACAGAGAGGGAATGAGTTGGACGTTATTAGCACCACACACAACATGCAGACTGTTATCGATAATGTCGGCCACGGTGCCGCCATTGGTGGCGTTGAAGTCAACACGCAGGCCTCGCTTGAAGACGTACGACATCTTGAATGGAATCACGGTTCCAGATTGCTCGATGGCAGTTGCGGCGCCAGTCATCGCCAGGTCGCCGAGGAAGAAGGTCTTGTCTTTCAGCACCTTGAAGCGACCAAAGTTGTTGGGGTTTTGGAACGAGGAGATGGTGGTCAGGGCGTTGCCAGCGTCGTTCAGGAGCTGAGCCGACGTCATCGCAGAGGCGTTGGTTTGCTGGTCCAGCACAAGCATCACACGAATCTTGGTGCCAGCGTCGCCAGTGGCTTGGGCTGAGTGGGTGGGAACGTTGATAACTCCAGTCAGCTTCACCTTCTTGATGAGAACCTTGCGACCGATGCGTCCGTTGAGGGCGGCTGACACCTTCGGTGCGAAGAGGCAACCAGGAGTAGCAATTGCAGCGTCACCGAGATTGATGGTGGTGGTCGGGTCGACCAGGGTGCCGGCAACCCAGGTGGTGGTTACCGCAGAGATAGCGGTTGGTTGCAGCTCAGTATCGAAGTACTTGGTTTCACCCTGGACGGCTGCGCCGCGGGTGCGGGCGACAGAGCCGTAACCTCGGCGCTGGCGCGCCTTGGCCGCGACCATCGCGCTGTGCGAGGAGGAAGGGACATAGCTATCCCATTCCCCCTTCCTGCGGGACTTCGAGAAGACAAGTCTTCCCTCGCCCTGGCCGTTGCGCTTGCGCTTACTCGACATGTTGAGGTGGTTCGGAGAAATTAATTTGTCCGAAAGAAAATTCTGTTACTATATATAGGTGCGAATAGGCGAAGTTTCGTTGTTCCGGAACACTATAGATA